CGTACCCGTCATAAGCTCCATCATAAAGATTGTAATCTCCGTTAGCTCCGTAAATTGTATTTGATTCGACCCTTGGTGTGGCCGTCTGGTCTTCTCCGAAATCCGTCACATAGCAGTTTGGGATTGATCCAGTGTCAAATCCATTTATAATCATGTTAAACATTAGATTCCCTCCCTAGCCATGATTTTAGAATATCTTTGATAGCTGTTTTGTGCTAAAACATCACCGTCCAGATAGGTTTCTGACGGTTTTTCAAGGATAGCAGTAAGGATCTTTTCTAAACTTGCTCTCAGAATTGCGATCTCATCAACGATATTTTCACCAGTATAGCTATTTCCTGTGGATGTTTCTTTAAATAAAAATTGCTGGCTGGCTTTTTTCATTTCTCGCAAGAATTTGGCATCTTCAGGAATTCCGACCCCTGTTGCATATCTTGGGAAACCAAGATTTTTCATCAGTCGCTTAGTTCTATCAGCTCGCAATACTTTTGATCCACGAGGCAGATTGAGGACAACATCTCGTCCGTCTGGTATAAATGAGCTTCCGTCTGGTAATGTTACCATTTCCTTGTAAACTGCATTTCGCTGGTCGTTAACCATTGCAAGTCCGCCTTCGTGGTAGTCTGTACCATCTTTAAAACCAATCGCGGCTGCTGCTCCACCAATCATCCGCCTTACGACATCAATGTATACTGTCTTACCTTGAACGCTATTGATATTTGATTGAGCGCTCCAAACAGGGCCTGCAGTATTATCTTGTGCATTGATGCCCTTGATAGGACTTGGAGTGCTATTCCAAGCGTTTTGATTTTCAATAGCTTGCCGTGCAGCAGTTATCGCACCAGTTGGATCACCCAACTGCGGTTTAACTGGACTAGGTGTACTATTCCACTCTTGCTGTTTAGCAATTGCTTGGTTAGCAGCGTTAGTTGCATTACTTGCATCGGCAGTAAATTGTTTTGTAGGTACTGCGAATCCGTTATACAATCCCAAAGCGCCCATAGCTTGGTTAGTTCCAAGGGTAACACCGTCTGGAGTTGCAATCAAATCCGTCTTGTGGTCAGTTGGTAACGTTAAGATGCTAGACATCGCACTAGCGATAGCGCTCTTGGTCTTATCTTCTGCATCTAAATTAACTACGTGGGCCATACCAGTTAGTGAGTCGACTGCTAGTCGTACACGTTCAGCCTTGTCGCTCGCAGCATCCTTTAAGATGAGTTCTTTCTGCTCTGGTGTGAGTGTGTTCCAGCGTTCGATGATTGCTGTAGCACGTTCACCAGATGAGAGAAAGTCAGTGTTCTTCATCAAGAGTTCCTTGACTGCCGCTGGCATTGCGTTGTACTGTTCCAGCAATGTTTTACTGTCAAGGACGGCTTTCATACCTTGGTTGTTACCGACTACTAACTCTTTCTCTTGTGGGGTTAAGCTATCCCACTTGCCAACCTCAACCAGTGCTTGTCCGATCGTCATCTTAGCGTTAGTCTCAAGGTTTGCGTGCTTGAGGATAAACTGCATATTCTCCCAGCCATTTTCAGCTTGGAGCGCTTTAGTTACTTCCTCTTGCGCATTGGTCTTGACTTGTCCAGTCTTAGGATCAAATACTAATCCATTCCAGATGTTGTTGGCATCTTTGGTCTCCTGCGACATATTTTGCACGCTCTTAGCAACCATACCAGACGAACGACCCACGATGTCGGCGAATTGGTCTGCCTTGGCCATCATCTTATCATAGTCAAGTCCAAGTTCTGCCCAATCCTTGCGCATCTGATCAAAATACATCTTACGTTGTTCGTCGTTACCGAAATTAAGAGGTACTTTCTTACTCCATTCCTTTTGAAGAGCAGCATACTCACGGCCAAATGCTTCCATCTTGGACTTGTGTTGGGCATTTAGTTTTTCCATTTCCTTGTTGTATTCGGACTGGCTATAAATCCCCTTTTCGTGAGCATCTTTCAATGCAGTCACTTGCTCATCGTAGAGTTTCTGTTCCTCTTTGAGCCATTTAGCTACGACTCCTGTACCTTTACGTAACTGCGTTTCATTCAGATCACTGATCTGGCCATTCATGGCTTTCACAATTGCGGTACGTTCATCGGCAGAATACTTCTGCAATGACAATTGCTTATCAATAAATTGATTTTCGTAGTCAGAAATAATCGCTTGTTCTTCGCGAGTAATCTTTCTGTGTTGGTCAGATGCATTTTGATAAATCTGTACAATCTCATCTGTCATCGACTGGATGTTTTTCTTTTGCTGTTCTGCTTGCGCTACAGCACGTTTTTGGATTGTTTCATTCGCACCAACCTTTTCAAGCCCTTTAAGAGTTTTCTCAAGGTCTTTGTCAATCGCTTTCTGGATATCATCGGCAAGCCCTTGCACACTCTTACGTACATTTTCAACCGCTTGTGCGCCACCTTGCCCAAAGCCTACGGTAGCTTGATGCACTTCATCGACTTTGGATTTTAACCGTGATAATTCTTGGTCTTGTAGCTTGCTTACGCTTGTACCCCACGTTTGAGTGCGTTCGTTTGCGTCTGCCATTTCTTTTGCTACTGTAGCAATCACACCAACAGCAACACCGCCTATTAGGACTCCCCAGGTGACAGGGTTTCCAAGCAGTGCGATTCCTTTTGCTAATAAACCAGTTGAGGCTACGGCACCTTCTGCAGCCGTGCTTGTCGCAGTGATACCATTTGTTGCTGTTTTAAATGCAGAAGAAAGACTATTCCCTTGCTTAAACAATTCGAAGGTCTTTCCTAAAACAGATAGCCCTCCACCGACTTTTCCAATGCCTTGAGTAAGGAAGCCGATGCCTTTAGTGATACCACCGATCACCCCGATACCTTTACCAAGAATTGATAAAGCTGGACCTGCGCCTGCTGCAAGTAATCCCCATTTGATAATATTCTGTTGTTGAGACTCGCTCATTTCACTAAATGCTTTAGCCATATCAGCTAATTTCTGAATCCAAGGTTTTGCGGCTTGCAGTCCTGAATTCATGGCTTTTAAAAGCGGTCCTCCAAATTCAATTGCCAAGTCTGTGATTTGGTTTTTGAAGATTTTCAATTGAGATTCTGTTGTTTCGTAGCGTTTTTGAGCTTCGGTAGTAAGAGCTGTATTTTCTTTCCACGCACTATTTGACCTACGGACAGCTTCTCCCATCTTGTCAGACGCAGAAGCTAGCGACTTGAGCATGTTCCCTTGACGAATTCCAGACATGTCGAGTTCAGCAAGGATACCATCCATGTTTTTGCCTTCTTCATGAGCTCTCTGGAGACCTTTAATAAATGATTGCAAAGCTTCAGCTGGTTTTTGCTTCCATGCAGTAGAAAATTGTTCTGCTGTCATTCCTGCTGTGCTTGCAATAAGTTGAAGTTTTTCTTTTGCTCCTTTGCCAACTCCAGCAACAGCTTTCCCGATACCAGTAAGTGTCTGGTTCATCGCAGTTCCACCTGCTTCGGCTTCTATACCTACGCTGCTCATTGCAGTGGCAAGCCCTAAAATTTCAGGTGTTGTTAATCCAGCAAGCTTTCCGCCTGCCGCCAAACGATTGGTCATTTCGACAATATCACGTTCTGTTGTTGCAAAATGGTTACCAAGATCTACTACCGCTGATCCAAAGTGCGCAGACCATGTACCCAGATCTTTTCCAGAAACTTGCATGATATTTCCGATTTTAGCAATTGATGATGCTGCTTCTTCAGAACTCAAGTTGGTAGAGACACCAAGATTGATCATGGTCTTTGAAAAGTCCTTGATTGCTCCAATTGGAACCCCTAATTGTCCAGCTGCTTCCGCAACATTGGCAATTTCAACTGCACTTGATGGCATTTCTTTTGCCATCTCACGAATACTAGCAGATAGCTTATCAAACTGTTGCGGTGTTCCATCTACAGTCTTTTTGACTCCTGCAAATGCCGTTTCATAGTCGATTGCAGCTTTTAAGGCAAATCCAGCACTTGCAATCAATGGAGCGCTGACACCTTTTGTCAATGTCCCACCAAAATCAGAAACTTTCTTACCGAATGTTTGAATGTGATCTCCACTTTTAACCAAATTCTTTCCAAGGGCTTCCATTTTGCCTGAAAAGCTATTTTCACGGCCTACAGCCTTCAATGCTTGTTCAACTTTGTACAGTTGCCCTTCCATTGCTGACAATTTCGCATTCTCTCGCTCAATATCAGCAGCAGCTTTGTCAAATTT